TATGGACGATGAAGGTCAATACGGTCCAGTACAGGAGGCTATAGACGAATTCATAGAAAGAGAGGAAAAAAAATCTGTTAGAGATATGGAACTAGATGATTTTGATCGTCTTAAAACTGACATGGAGACGTTGAGAAGGGGAGAGCGAATGGGGATAGGCGGAAACACGGTGAATAAGCAGATATCTGATGCAACCGGGGGACCAATAGATTTTACCCAACCTACTCCAGTGACACAGCTTCGAGGCGCAGGGCAAGGGGCCGATAGCGCATTGGTGAACGCTATGCGGAGGAATTTTATGATGAACCAACCGGAAGTGGGGCCAGCGTTTGCGGCCCGTGGGAATGAGTTCGGAAGCGTCTTCGATATGTTTCGATAAAAACGCAGGAATATTATGCTCAACGTATTTATAGGGTACGACAAGAACGAGATTGTGGCCTATCATACGGCGGTCCAGTCGATCATAGAAAACACCGATCAGCCGGTATCGTTTACGCCAATAGCCATCAAGCACCTTGAGAAAGCCTATAAACGGGTAAGGAATCCGCACCAAAGCACCGAGTTCTCCATGACCCGGTTTCTGGTCCCGTGGCTTTGCAACTATGAAGGAACGGCGATATTCATGGATTGCGACATAATCGCCAGGGCGGATATCGGCCTGTTATACGGGTTTGTATGCGCTTACCCTGAAAAGGCGGTCCATGTGGTCAAGCACGATTATATCCCTAAAACTGATTTTAAATTTCTCGACCAGNNGCAGTCCAAATACGAAAAAAAGAACTGGTCAAGCGTCATGGTATTCAACAACAAGCTCTGTAGGGCATTGACCCCGGAATATATCAACAATTCTTCCGGGCTGGAACTCCACCAATTCAAATGGCTGAACAACGATGACCAGATAGGCGAACTTCATCCTAGTTGGAACCACCTTGTGGGTGAATATGAGTACGACAAAGAAGCTAAGCTGGCGCATTTTACCTTGGGGACCCCGTGTTTTTCCAAGTGGGATANTCAGGATTATGCAGACGAATGGTTCAAAGTGATGGGCAGGATGATAAGTGCTACCGATTCCTGCTATCACACTATTAAAAACGAGATGTATAAAGACCCCGCTTTATGCGGAGGAACTGAGGATTTATGACGACAGGTATACCCAACCCAGGCATGGTATCGGAGTACATGGCGGCGGTGACAGGCCATGGGAAAATGCCGGAAGCACAATGCTATGTTGAGTTTTCGATACTTCCGAAAGAGAACAGGTCGAAATCAGAGAAAGCCGGTAAACCCGTTTATGAGGACTGGGAATGGATCAAGCTCATGCCTGCCGGTGGGAATTCCGTTGTTGAGAGGTGGGTGACGGATAAGGACAAGAAGAGGTTCCCGGCACAGTATGAAGCGTTTAAATCCGGGCTGGAACCCACTATAGAGGGTACAGCCGTTGAGATGTGGCCTGCCGTTACACCGGCAGAGGTCAAAATGCTACGGGGAGCCACGATAAGGACCGTTGAGGACCTTGCCGTATGCTCAGAAACGGCCTTGAGTAACATAGGGTTCGGGGCCAGGGGATTGCAGGCGAAAGCGAGGGAATGGCTTATAGCCGCCGTAGATACAGGCAAATCAGCCGCCAAGATAGAGCATTTGAGAGAAGAAGTCAAATCTTTGAAGTTAAGGAACAAGGAACTGGAAAAACAGAATACGGATTTGAGGAACAATTTCAGGACTTCAAAGGAAATCACGGAAAACACTTGGGAAGCCGAAAAATCCCCTGTAGAGGATACGACATGACTTTACTTACGATTATCCAGGATGCGGCAAATGATATAGGTCTGGTAACGCCGGACGCCGTTATCAACAGCACCGACAATACGCTCAAAACACTCCTCCGCATGGCCGACAAAGAAGGTTATGCCCTCAATAAGCGGTACGAATGGCAGAATACGAAAGATGAAGTTATCCTGACCACCGTATCCGCTACCAGCCAGGGAAACATATTCACAATCACATCCATCACGGCGGCATCGGTGACGGGCATGAGTTCCCCTTGGGATTACATCATAAACGACACAATCTGGGACAGGACGCAACGCCGTCCGGTGTTTGGCCCGTTGGGGGCACAGCATTGGCAGGGTCTTATCGCTTCCTCCACTACTGGACCTTATTCGGAATACCGAATCAGGAGAAACTCCCTGATTACCATTCCGGTTCCCCCGGCAGGGAATAAATGGGCCTTTGAGATCAAGTCTAAATTCTGGTGCGAAAACTCTACTGGGCAGGGACAGAAACGCTGGCTTGCTGACACGGACGTTGGGAGACTGGATGAAGAGATTATGACGCAAGGGATTATATGGCGTTACAAATCGGCTAAAGGACTGGATTATGCGGAGGATTTCAACACATACGAAAGAAACGTCCTTGATGCTATGGCCCAGGATGGCGGTAAAATGTCCATTAATATGGGCGGTGACGCTGAATTTACGCCGTTTATTAACGTACCGGACGGCAGTTGGAATCTCTAATACAAGGAGAACTAAAATGACTTTAGAGAGATTTATTTGTTTTATGGTTGGCTGGGCTTGTGCGGCAATATTTTACTGGGTGATTTAAGAATAATGTTCAGACAGGTAGCAAAACCAAACCCAAAAAAGCAGAGGGTCGCCGGATCATTTTCCATGCCTGCCCCTACCGGCGGGTGGAATGGCAGGGATTCCCTTGCCTCCATGCCCCCGAATGACGCCGTTCTTCTGGAAAACATGATCCCCGATACCGACAGGGTGAGGTTGAGGAAGGGGTACAGAATCCATACATCCGGCCCTAACGGGGCTGTAGAGACACTTGCAGAGTGGTCTGGACCCACGGGGGCCAACCAGCTTTTCGCCGCTTGTGCTTCCTCTAACAGCGTCTTTAACGTATCCTCTGCCACGGCTACATCGGCTATCGCCGGGTCTGGGCTTTCCAACGCCAGGTGGCAACACGTTATGTTTGGGACTGGCGGGTTGAATTATCTAGTCATGTGCAACGGTGAAGATGCGGTCCAGAACTACAATGGGACGACCTGGACGGAGCCGGTGATTACGGGGTCTGGCCTCACTTCCTCAAAACTGGTACACGTTACGGAAAACAAGGAAAGGCTTTTCTTCACGGAGTCTTCCTCGACTTCAGTCTGGTATCTGGGCACAAATGCCATAGCCGGGGCCGCATCGGAATTCGATTATGGTCCTCTTATGAGTCTTGGCGGGTATGTCCAGGCTTGCGCCACATGGACATTGGACGGCGGGAACGGATTGGACGATTATTTTACGGTTATGACTTCACGGGGTGAGGTCATTGTCTACCAGGGGACCAATCCTGCGGCGGCTTCCACATGGGGTTTGGTGGGCGTATTCCGCATAGGGGCACCGATTGGGAGGCGTTGTTTTTTCAATATAGGGGCCGATCTCATAGTTATGACCGATGACGGATTTGTCCCTCTTTCCAGGGCCTTGCTTACAGGCCGGACGGCGACATATGAAGCTATTTCCGACAAGATACGGCAACCGACCAGGGCACTGATAGAATCCCATAAATCCAAGTTTGGGTGGCAACCGATCCTCTACCCGAAACGTGGCTTGGGGATCTTCAATGTACCGATTGATGAAGGGACGGATTTTGAGGGCATACAGCTTGTCATCAACACGATTAACAGGTCATGGTGCCAGTTCAATGACGTAGATGCCCTATGCTGGTCGCTCTACGGTGACAACCTGTATTTCGGTGACAAGAACGGGAACGTCATGCACTTTGATTCCACGATGACGGACAACGGAGCCAATATTGTTGGAACGGGAAAACCCGCTTTCTCCAATATGGGCATACCGGCCCACTTGAAGAAATTCCATCACGCAAGGTTGCATATTGCTACTCTTAGGGCTGTAACCCCAGCGGTTGATATTCTGGTGGACTACGAAGAAAAGGTCCCGACAGCCGTCCCCACGGTTTCGGCTTCCCCGTTATGGGACGAAACCTTCTGGGATGTAAGTTTGTGGGCCAGCGAGGAGCCTGAAGTAACAACGCAATGGTTTGCCGTTACCGGAATAGGATTCATGGGTACGGTGCATATGAGACTGGAAGTGAATGCGGCGGTTGTGGAATGGATACAGACTGACTTCCTGTTTGAAAAAGGCGAATTTATCTGATGGCTGATTCAGCACCGAAGAAAATAGAAGCTCTCCGAAGGGATTGGTTGGAAAATTACGATAGAAGGCATTCAGACAGGTCATCGTGGGCATCAAATATGCGGGAGTATCTTTCCATGCCGGATCTGGAGTGGATGGAGAAGAATAGGCCCCAATCTTGGGAAAGCTGGGAAGAAGGTCCTAGAGGTCGCTATCGCAAGACATATCACTTTGATGAACCGACATCTAGCAAGAGACGGAAAGAAAAGGTTAGACTACAAAAGATGATAGATGCTCTAGCTGAAAGTAATCGAAAGGCCAGAGAATTTGAAACCAAGAGGTTTGCCAAGCAAGCACAGAAGGAAATGCCGGGGACTATTCGTCTGCGTCTTGGTGGTGGGCGATTACTGCCACCAAGCGAATGGACGCACCCTAGAGAAGAAGACCGATTCCCAGTTACCATTCCACCAAGTCAGCGAGAGTTTTACAGTAAGGGCCGGGGATCAAGGAGCGGAACATTAGAAGACCTACCTATTGCTCCGAATAGAAATTAATTGATTATATGAGCAAAGTTATATATTTTGAGGATGACAGGGTTGCTGGTTTTGTAGCTTCCGGACTGGATGGAATGCAGGCGGTTGAGGATTTCGGAAAATTTGTTACAATAGGGGTAGAGGTTGACGGAGAAGTAGCGGCAGGGGCGGTTTTCAACAATATGAGATCGTCCAGAGGCGTACCTTATGATGTGTCAATATCGTTTTACGCTTCAGATCCATCATGGGCCACCAAGGAGCATATGCAGGTGATTCTGGATTACCCTTTTAAACAACTTGGGGTGAAACGGATAACGGCTCTTTGCCGAAAGGCGAACAAAAAAGTCCGGAAACTTCTTGAGGCTCTTGGGTTCCAGTACGAAGGGAAAGCCCGTCTGGGATGGGACGGCATTTATGATGCTTTTATCTACGGTATGACCGCAAGAGATGCGGAAAATACCATAACCTCCTTGAAGGAGAGTAGAAATGGGAAAAGGCGGAGGCTCACAACCACAGGCCCCTGACCCAGCGGCAACTGCGGCGGCTCAAGGACAAGTCAATAAAGAAACTGCCATTGCACAGGCACGTTTAAATCGTGTGAACGAGATAACTCCTTTAGGTAGCAGGACTTACGAAGAATTTGGGGTCCCTGAAGATCCGGATATCCTTCGGGCTAGGGCCATAACGACCCTGAACCCAACGGCTCAAGAGGCATTTGAAGCCGAGCAAAGGGTGAACCGTGATCTCAATTTGCTATCAGAGGGACAGATAGGCCGGGTTGAGGGTACGCTTGGGCAGGACTTTGATTTAGGCGGGGTTGCTGATCGTGTCACGAATCTGAATACCGCCGGGTTTACTCCATTCCAGGGTCAGATCAATACCGCTGGATTCAATCCATTCCAGGGCCAAGTCAACACCGCAGGGATATCCCCTTTTGCTCTGGACCCCACTATGAGTGGGGAGGAAGCGATATATGGCAGACACAGGGCAAGGCTTGACCCACGGTTCCAGCAGGAAGAAAGCGATTTAAGGAATACGCTGGCTAATCGGGGATTATTCGCCGGAGGAGAAGCGTTTAACCGGGAGCTAGGTAATTTCGGCAGGTACAGGAATGACGCATATGAGCAGGCCCGTAGAGATGCTATTACCCAAGGTATCCAGATGGGTAATCAACAGAGGGGACAGCAGTTTGGTGAACGGCAGACACAGGCCGAACTCGCCAACCAAGTACGGGGACAGCAGTTTGGCGAACAGCAGGCACAAGCAGGATTTGCCAATCAAGCCCGTGGGCAGATGTTCAACGAAGCGGGGGCGCAGGCGGCCCTGGCTAACGCCGGGAGAACGCAGGAAATCCAGG